CAGGCACCTAGCAACCGCGAAAAGTCTATGCAATCCTGCTTGCATGGCATCAGCGGCAAGTCTGTTAGCACTAATCGACGCGGCTATTGAAGCACTCCTAACCGGGGGTGCGCAGTCGTATAACATCGGCTCAAGGTCAGTGACCAAGCTTGACCTTAATACGCTTCTTGAAGAACGCAGGAAGCTTGAGCAACAAGTCCGGCGTGAGACTTCATCCGGTGGAATCAGCCTCGCAAAGTTGAATCGAGGTGGCCGATGATTGGAAAGTTCATCGATTCGGTCGTCTCGGCTGTTAATCCGATCGCAGGATTGCGACGGGCTCAGGCGCGTAAGGTGCTGAGATCCTATCAAGGTGGCGAACCATCGCGGGTATCGTCCAACAGGCATCCAAAGAACAACCCGGCTGACATCGAGCTCTCAGGGCCATTCGGAGCGAATCAGATCCGAGCATGGGCCAGGGATCTTGTCAGGAATAACAGCTACGCATGGGGCGTTGTCGATACAATCGTTTCGTCGGTAGTCGGTTGTGGAATTCGTGCCCAAAGCACTTTTGAGACTCCCGAAGGTGACGATGTTGAGCCGATCAACGATTCCCGCGATAAGATTTGGAGCGAATGGTGCGAAGTCTGTGATATCAACGGACAGCATACATTCGATGAATTGCAAGCCCTTTGCCAGCGTGAAATGGTCGAAGCAGGCGAAGTCCTGATTAGGATCTTGCCGTTGCCATCGACTGAGTACAAAGGCATCTCAAGACCGGTTCCGTTGGCTCTTGAAATCATCGAGGCCGATCGCCTTGCCGGTGACAAAGACACCTATGCAAGCGGAATCAGTCCAGCGAACACGAACCGCATCGTTCGCGGTGTCGAAGTCGATGAGTTTGGCAAGCCGGTTGCATATTGGATCTACAAAGACCATCCCCTGCAACCCTACGCCTTTACTCGAACGCCTGAGCGAGTGCCGGCTAGGGAAATACTGCATCTATTCCGGCAAGAGCGTATCGGGCAAACCAGAGGCGTTTCGTGGTTCGCTCCGGCGTTGTCCTCGATTCGTGATCTCGGAACTTACATTGACAACGAGCTCCAAGCTTCGGCGGTCGCGTCATGCTTTACGGTGGCAATCAAGACAACAACACCGGTTGGAGACTTGGTCAACCCCGATGGAGAACCAAACACCGATTCAGCGGGGAATCGCGTTAGGCACATCGAGCCAGGTTTAATCCTCGATCTAAACCCAGGCGAAGACGTTGAGGGGATCAACCCAGGCAGGCCAAACACTGGGGCAGATGCTTGGATTAAGACGATCCTTCGAGGGGTCGCGGTCGGAACTGGGCTGTCATACGAGGTCGTCGCAAGGGACTACAGCCAGACATCCTACTCATCAAGTCGAACTAGCCAGCTTGAAGATCGAAGGCGGTTCCGCTGTTGGCAACAATACTTGATCCGCCATCTGTGCCAGCCCGTTTGGGATCGATTCTGCGATGCGGCGGCTCTTTCATCGGTTGATGGCTTTCCATCTTCGGCTGACCTGTTAGCCGATCGTCGGCGGTTTGCTCCGGTCGAATGGCAAACTCCAGAATGGGAATGGGTTGATCCTCAGTCAGAGCAAACAGCCTCAGAGATGGCCCTAAATAGCTTCACTGACACCTATGCCAACGTGCTAGGCTCAAGGGGTCGATCATTCCGTCAAGTCTTCTACCAACGAGCCAAGGAAGATCGATTGCGAAAGAAGCTTGGTTTGCTGACTAACGAGGAAAAGCAGTTGCAAGTTTCGGCGGCTCAAAGCGGTGGCCAATCTCCAACAGCACAGCCGCAACTAGGAACAGGCGAGATGATGGGGCTATCTACGCTCCAATTCAACCGCAACCGAAAAGCAATCGCCAAAACTCTCGATGATCTTGCTAGCGGTGCGATCAGCGAATCGGTCGCTAAGGTCTTTTTGTCTTCAATCGGAATGAGCGAAGCGAACGCGCAGGTGCTTATCGACGATGCGAAAGATGGAACGGTTGACACTCAATTGCCAGAGGTGCAAGCGTGAACAAACAAGACCTAATTAAGCGACGAAAAGAACTTGACGATCGTAAGCGACCTGCCAGCCTCGAAACGATCCAGCGTCAATTCGGAGCGGTCAAAGATGGTCGCGCGGTGATTGCCACCGAGACACCGATTGAAATCTACGATCAGTCCAGAGGATGGATCAAGCAAGTCCTGTTGATGGACGGCGTTGTTTTCCGCAACGGCAAAAAGCAATTGCCAATCGTCGATTCGCACAACGATAAAACCGTTCGCAACGTCTTTGGCTCGATTCGCAATATCAGCATCGAGGGCGATCAGCTAATCGGCGATCCTGACTTTGCAAGCGATGCTGAATCTCAGATCGTTCGCACTCGATTCGATGAGGGGCATCTAACCGATTTCTCGATTGATGCGGTGATCTTAGAGCGTCAATTAGTGCCACAAGGCCAAAGCTACACAACGACATCAGGGCAGGTCGTCGAAGGGCCAGCAGAGATCGTCACGAAATGGGAACCACACAATGCGTCGATCTGTGCAACGGGTGCAGATCCTAATTCTACTGTTCGTCGGTCGTCTGACCGGAAAGAGGTAACGAGAATGGACGAGTCTTTAATGAAGACTTTGGCCGGGCTCGGAGTGCCGGAAGGCATGACCGATCCAAGTGCAATCATCGCGTTTTTGGCTGGAAAGCTAAGCGGCGAAAGCAAATCGGAAGATTCGCCGATGGGCGAGGTCGAAATGATGGAAGGCGAAAAGCCTGCCGAAGAAGTCGCAGAGCGTGCCGAGCACACTGACGACGAGATGAAAGTCGAAAAGATGGAAGAAGTAAAGGCCGAGGTTGAGCGTCAACTCAAGGCCGAGAAGGTTCGTCGTCAAACAATCCTCAATCACTGCAAGTTGGCCAAGCTGGAGCGAAGCTTTGCCGATTCGCTGATCGAAGATGAAACCGTTACCGTTGAAATCGCTCAAGAAAGGATCATCCGAAAGATGGCTTCAAACCCAGTTGGCGGAGCCGTCGAAGGCTCTGATGTTCGCGTTACCGAAAACGGAATCGATCGATTCTTCGATGCGGTTCGAGATGGTCTTATCATCCGATCCTATCGAGGCGCTCGGCTGTCGCGCGAAAGTGAGGCACACAAGAACAAAGATGCTCACGACTTCAAGTCGATGGGCCTCAATCGATTGGCTGAACTGGTCTTGCGTCAAAAGGGAATCAATACCGATCGTATGAATCCAGTTGACATCGCAAAGATTGCGATGGGCAACAGCGACGCATTGCGACGACACGAAAAGCTTATCCAACGTAGTGCCTACCACACTACTGGAAGCTTCCCGAACTTGCTGCTTGACTCGATCAACAAGACGCTTTTAGCGGCTTACGAGGAAGCACCCTACACTTGGGAAGTGTGGGCGCGTCAAGCTCCGAGCGTGCAGGATTTCAAGCAGATCAATCGCACTCGATTCAGCGAAGCACCTGATCCTGAGCAAGTGCCAGAGCGAGCCGAGTACAAAGAAAAGGCCATGAGCGATTCCAAGGAATCGTACAAGGTCGAGAAATACGGGGAGATGTTCACCATCTCTTGGGAAACCGTCATTAACGATGACCTCGATGCGATCAGCCGAGTACCAGCCATGCACGGCAACGCTTGCCGACGCAAGGTCAACAAAGAGGTCTATGCAGTCCTCACGGCTAATGCTTTGATGGGCGACGGCAACGCTTTGTTCTCTGCATCACACGCTAGCGGATCAAACCTCAGCGGTGCTTCGGCGGCTCCGAGCGTTACAACCTTGAATGCTGCTTTCGCGGCCATGCGAACGCAAAAGGGGTTGAGTAGCGATACGATCGTCAGCGTCGTACCTCGTTACCTAATCGTGCCAGCGGCTCTTGAGGCAACTGCTTTGGAACTGGTTTCTTCGACCAGCTACATCGTTGCCAATGGTAACGCGGGAGTTCAAAACCTTTACGGCCAAGGTGGTTCGCGTCAACTCAATGTCGTTTGCGATCCGAACCTTGACGGCAATAGTGCCACCGCTTGGTACTTGTCGGCAGATCCATCGCAGATCGACACCTTGGAAGTATCGTTCTTGCAAGGCGAAGAATCTCCAGTTCTCGAAAGCGATTGGAATTTCCGAAGGGATGTTTACGAGTACAAGGTTCGTCAAACCTTCGGCGTTAAAGCCATTGATTGGCGAGGTCTGTACAAGTACGCAACCGCGTAGCTTGTAACGTGAATTTCAGCCCTTGAGCCCAGCGGCTTGAGGGCTTTTTGGAATTGAACAAACAAACAAAAGGAATAAACGAAATGGCTGGAACTCAAGATTTTTTGGTACAGACTGAGGATTTTCTCGGGCCACAAACTTTGCTTGCATCGCCTGTTGGTTCTGACCAATGGGACGTTGCAGATACCTCGTCAACCGGTACTCCGACCTACACAGTGGGCGGTGTCAACGGCGAGCTTACGATCGCTTTCGACAGTGCAAACGAAATTCAAAATGTTTGCGTCTTCAAGAGCGACGTTCTCAACTTCGACATCGACCTATTGCAGTCGATCGAATTTCGCGTCAAGGTTGGCGGTACGCTCAACGCGGCTACCTCTTTGGCCTTTGGTCTTTGCACGGCTCGCAATGATGCGATCG